AGTAAGCTCAACAGAATCGCCAACCTCTGGGGAGACGTTCTCTTCACCTTCGTTCATTTCAAACTTAGAGATAGGAAGCATTACCATTCCAGATTTTGTCATTTTATTCATTGGTTTCTCAAGTGAGGAAGAGGCTGGGGAGGTTTTACCCTCCCCAGCTTTCCGAGGACCCATAGCAATAACTAGGGTTCCCATACAATTATCAGCTATAGTTAGACTTCGCAAAGATCACTCGGAAGAACCGAGGATCGAGTTGCTTGGCCGCATAGAACGTCTTGAAGGACGCTACGATGCGCTGTCCGTAAGGATCAGATTTGTCAGCCGCATCAAGGATCGTGACCTTCGGGGAGAAGGGCGAGCCAGAAGCTGCGATGCTGGACAAGTTAGGAACACCAAACGCACCACCACCGAGGAGGATGCTGGCATAACCAGTGTTAACACCAGTTGTTCCAACGCTGAGTTCGGCAACACCAGAGGCAGAGGTATTGAAGGTTTGCACGTTGGTCGAAGAAATGACCGACACGCCAAACAACTTTCCAATTTCACCTTTGAAGATTGCATCGGGATTCGAATAGCTCGAAACCTTCAACCAATCATCGTCCTGCTGGAGATCCCGAATCACGGCAGGGTGCGCTACGAGAGCGTATCCGTCCTTGATTTTGGGAGCGCGGTTAATGAACAATGCAGTCGCACCATCGAGCAAGTCGGTGGCGGTCATTGCGCTGTTAGCAACCGAGCCAGTAGCCCAGGTCGTTCCGTTAGTGCCATTCTGGGCATAACGAGCATACGATTTAACTGCAACACCTGTACCAGTGCTGGTCGAGGAATCCTGGACCAACGCGCGGTTACAGAGGGTATCGGCGTGCAACGCTGCATCTTCGCCGAGTTGCTTAGTGGCCTGCGCCAAATGCGAGAACAATTCGGTGGCGAGGATTACATCGGTGAGGATGATCTTGCTGCCGTACTGAACAAGCGTGGCTTCCACTGAAGACAACGTGAGATCACGCTCGTCACCAGAGGCGGGAGTCGTTCCTTCCGATAGTTCAGAGATCGCAGAGATGCTGGGATCACCGAAGCGGAAGAACCGAATCGTTTTGTTACCACCAGTTTTCGTGGGGTAGGGGGTTTTCATTGCGAATTGCTCCATCTGGAGCAATGGGATTGCACGTTCCAAGAGCATCTTGGAGAAGTACGTCTGGAACTGTGCGCTGACTGAGCCTGTAGTTACCATATAATTTAATTACCTTTTGGGTTGTGACTATCTGTTTCTGTCAACTTCGCCAGCCATCTTCATCAATTCACGTTCTTGCTCATCGAGCGAGAGTTCGTGAAAAGCTTTAGTCTTGGCTGGACCTGTCGGTTGTCCAGAACCAGGTGTAGTCGCTTTTCTGAGTTGAGCCAATTCTGACTCATACTCTGCAACCTTCTTCTTCAACTCGGAAGCGGTCTCCGCCTGAAGCTTTACCTTTGCGATGCCAACCGCATCCTTGATCCCCGCTGGGTAATTGCGAAGGATGGCGTGGTTTTGTAGCATCTCAGATACTGCTTTGTAGAGTTGGCTTTTAGAATCTTTAAGGTCTGGGTTAGAATCTACTTCTTCAAGTAGGTTTTTATCCCACGCTGACTTTAGTTCAGCTTGAGTTTTCTGCTCAACCTCTTTGCGATCCTCAGATTCGATTTCAGTGGACTTTTGTTCTGCGAGTTTTGCAAGATCATCGCGGCCTTCGTCACGATAGCTTTTTGCCGCTTCCCTGTAATCCTCCGCACTAAAGCGGCGGTTTCCAGTTTTCTGCACCTCAGAACCAGATTGCGAAGTCTCTCGTTGGGCTTTGGCCTGTTCGATTGATTCACGCTCTGATTTGAGTCTTGCTTTTTCCTCTCTAACATCATCCCACTCTTTTTCGAGTCTGCTCTTTGCCTTCTCATATCGGGTAGGCTTCTTTTGTTCGGAAGCCGATTCCGAGTTGTTTTCTGAAGGTTGCGTTGTTAAAGAACTTTTTGCTTCTTCGGATTTCTCCTTAGAGGCTGGAACCTCATCCGAGGCTCCACGTTTGTTTGTTTCGGCTTCTCCAGCAGGCGCGGGTTTCTGCTCGGTATCTCCGCTGGCCTTTTCTGTAGCAGTTGTTTCTACTTTGGCTTTTTCGTCTTCCTTGGGAGTAGGATTAAAATCCCGTCCTTCGTCAGCCGCTTGCGCCATCGCCAATACATCCGCTTCAGTCAGGTTGTTTGAATCTGCCATTTGACCCTTTCTTACGCTTGTGGGTAGGGAGTCATTCTACCTAAAGGTTATTCGGCTACTGGTTCATCCGATCCATCCCCATAGCCTGGAATGGCGGAGTTAAGTTTTTGAGATGCGAGCGATTCTAAGGTCGCCACACATCCCCTAAAGCCTTTAGCATAACCACACGCATCCGCAAGTACATCATGCTTTTTCATTACTGCGGATGCGTTCTGGCGCAGGGTTAGGTTCAAAAGTATAAGACTAAGCTTCTTGCCAGTTGGTGTGGATAGGAAGCCTGTCCACGCCTTCTCGTCTTCATCTTCCCACTTAGGTTCGTTGATCCATTCTTGATCGCGTATGAATGCCAGTGCTGCTTTTAGTTTTCTCATTAGAAGTTTATTACTGCTTGGTGTTCAACTGTTTGTACTGGTGTAAATCCAAGCTCTTCAGCGGCCTTTCTAACCCCTGGGCAATTCGGCCAATCCCAATCATCAAGGAATATCGCGCCACCTTTAGCCATTCTATCCTTCAATACTTTCAGCGAGTTTAATGTGGAAACATAGAAATCAACATCAAGATGAACCATCCAAAATCCAGTTTCATCTTGAATGCTTTCTGGAAATATACCCTTACGCACGATAACATTCTTTCTGTTGTTAAGCGTTTTAACAACATCCAATTGAGGCTTAAACTCTCCAACATGATGATATTCTTCCTTCACCCAGCACGATTCTGGCATTCCTTCAAATGTGTCGTATGCGTAAATTTTTGTATCTAAAAAGTTATCTGAAAGTATTCCTGTGAATCCACCATTAAAAACCCCTACTTCCGCAATCAGCCCTGTAGGATTTTTAACTGCGTGGCGCAACATCGCCATGATCTTTTCTTCGTTTAATAATGTCATAATTTTATAGCCCAAGAATCACCCTGAAATAGAACTGCTTCCTTATCCTTGAATATCTCAACTAAAGCCTTTTGGACAGTCTTAAAGCTCCAATCATGCCCAGCCATTACCCCGCCAGCCCTAAGCTTTGGCTTCCAACCATTCAAGTCTGCAAGCACGCCTTCGTAGCGATGATCTCCGTCTATGTAGATAAAGTCTAGCTGACCATCCTTGAAGTATTCCAGCGCATCTAAGCTTTTGCCCCTAGTATATAAAACATTGCCAAGTGGAGTGGTGCGTTCTTTAAAAGCCTCGAAGACAAACTTCATCGGGCATTGCTGGCTTGCCACATCGTTAATGTCATACCCATTCATCCAAGGATCAACCGCCATAACCTCCTTGAAATGTTTAGCAATAACCACTGTACCTTCCCCGCTGTAAGACCCAATCTCAACCGCCTTATTAGTAGCACCCGCCTCATTCGCCCACTCACAAAGTTTTGTTAAGCCTTCCGCTTGGAAGGCATCTCGCATTACTGGTACTCTCAAGCAGGCATCGGTGCTGGTGCTTGGCCTTGCATCGCTTCAGGTGGCAGTTGTTGCCCCTGTTGTTGCACTTGAGCCTTGCCTGCATCTCGAAGCTGTTTCTGGATTGCGCGGGATGTGTTGGGATCAATCTTCTCCAACGCTGCTAAATGCTGTTGGAGATGTGCCATCAGAACTTGCATTGCGCTCTGATCGACCTGTTGTTGCCGCTGTTGAGCAGCTTGGTTAAACGCGAAGAGAACGGATATATGCGCCTTGTGATCGTCCGAAGGCTTGATAGCGACAGGGAAGCCTGTGGTGAGCATGGTCGCAATTTCAGTCGCTTGATCTTCAGCTTGATCGCCAGAGGCAGCGTTAGGATCTTGGTAGAGCCTACGGACCAGCGATGGATCGTCTTGTTCAAGCACTGATTTAACCAGTTCTCCCTGGTTGATGAAAGGATTGTTTTGGAACATGCTCATACGGCTGACTGCCTTCTGCAACGCAAACTGGCGGTTGATAAAGTCTAACCCGCCCTTTGGTTCAATGGAGTACTCATCATGGATGCCGTCTGGTGGCATCGAACCAGTTTCCTCCGCAT